CGTGTACTCAGAAAGGAAAGACTAAAATGGGTGCAATAATTTCGGCTTAAAAGAAATCAACGTCTATTACACATAAGATGTTATCTTTTGATCGCGAAACCATGATTATCGCGGGTGTTATTGTTTGCATTGCTGTCGTTGCTTACATGTTCAACGATATGCGAAAGACTAAGGAGGATGTTCATGCCGTGAAGACCTTCTCTGTTAACCTGATGAAGGGTCTCACCATTGAGCCTGTGGAGGATGAAGCTAAACCCCAAACCGTTACTAAGATTCCCGTAACTGAGGAGAAAAAGGAGGAATAAACATATCCGCATATTATAACTTGCTAAATGAGCAATGAAGAAATACAAAGCGATAGCTATTCCAGTAACATTTGAAGGCGATCGCCCACGGTTTCTGACCGTGAGGGATCGTAGATTTAAGGATTGGATTTTTGTCACAGGGGGGTGCAGACGTAGAGAAATTTACAATCCTTTGAGATGTGCTCTTAGAGAGCTAGAGGAGGAGACACGGGGAGTTGTTTCCTTGAAAAGGGGTGAATACACAGAGTTCAACTTTATTCACAAGGAAAGTCCCACCGTAGAATTAGTCTATAATGTATACGTCTTTTTCGTAAACTTTAAACGTACTGATCAGGTCAACATGATTAAGAAGTTTAATGATGAGAAGGCGAAGACCAATTTAAAAAAGATTAATAAAGAGCCGATAAAGAAGACATACGATGAGAATGACTTTATGAGTTTTGATACTTTAGAAGAGTTCAATGCTCGTAAACGTTGGGATCTGATCATCCGAAATGTGATTCAGAACCCTCAGTTCTATTCGTGTGTAACTTCGTTAAATAGAAAAACCTTTAGTATAAAATAGGAATGAAGTCGAAGACTTACATTTTAAAGCAGATCAAAGATCTTCTTATTGATAACAAAGCATACAGTGATCGCAGGGCGGAACAATATATTGAGAGTGTCAAAACTAAGACAGTCTATGAACTTCTTGTTATTAAAAAGAACCTTAGCACCGATATTAAAGAGCATGTGGACGTTTCCTGTATGCGATCCATTTTATATGACAGCTATCAAGATGATTAAAAGAATGACTCCAAATAGAAATAAGTATGTTCAGGAGCTGGTGCTCCAAGAACAAATTTAAAAATGCGAAAGCTACTTCACACGTTCTCATGGATGGTGGAGTACTTTCGATACCATTCGACAAGCTTGACGAATTCTGTGAGCAATACGTAGAAGCCGTGAAGAACAAGGAAAAACTCTATTTGGTGGAACAGAAGACTCCAACCTATAACTTCTTTTTGGATATTGACTACAAAGATGAGAAGGCATTGGATCTTCCATATATTCAGAAACTGTGTAGAATTATTTGTGACAAGGTAAAGACTCTAGGAGGTAAAGATTGTCTCATTTGTGTTTCTAAGCCAAAGGAAGTAGATGATAATCTTATCAAGACCGGAGTTCATATGAACTGGCCGGGGTTTGTTGTAGATCAAGAGAATGCATTGAATGTAAGAGAACATGTTATAGCAACTTTGAAATCTGTGTTCAAATCCAAGAGTTGGAATCAAATCATTGACTGTTCAGTATACGGTGACTCGAAGAAGCGGACGAAGGGAAGTGGATTCAGGATTCCGTGGTCATACAAAAAAGGGAAGCATCTTGCGTGTGGTGGTCAGGGGTGTTCCGGGTGTGATGATAATGGAAAGATTACAGAACTTCCATACCTACCTGTATTCAAATATGTCTATGGCCCGGTACTTTGTCTAATGAACCCTATTTCTCATGAACCATCTATCGAAACCTTCAAAATGTCTATCATTCGCACCGAGGATACAAATGTTAAGACTGTAAGACCACTCGACGGTAAGAAGAGAGAAGAGGGTTCATTTACACAGGCCCAGATGAAGGATGAGTTCACTAATTCCGAGGCTGTAGCCTATCTTGAAACTTTCATTCGAAAGAATCTTGAAGGTCAGGAAGATGCTAGAATTACTAAAGTATTCACACATAAAGACCATTTCCTTGTGTCAACAACATCTAGATATTGTGAGAATGTGGGACGTTCTCACAATTCCAATCATATATGGTTTCATGTAATCGGTGACGTAATCATTCAGAAATGCTTTTGCACATGTGAAACAGTCATAGGTAGGAAAAATGGCTTTTGTGCAGACTTCAGGGGCGAACAGAATAGACTACCAGCCTCACTTGTTAGTAAGTTGTACCCAGATGCAGCACCACCTAAAAGAACTATCACACCACCAATCAAGCAAAAAATGACGATAGACGATGCCATTCCTATACTTAATGAGTTCATTAACAAGAATATTCAGGCCATGGACATCACAAGCATCTCTAAAAAGAAAGGTGGTAAGTACACGGCTACAACTACAGACCCAGAATGTGAAGTAGTGATAGATAAAACGGGAATTGACTTTGTATACTCGAAAACTCCGTCTAAAACTCATAGAAGTGTTATAAACAAAAAATCCAAGGAGATTTTATTTCCAGACAAAAAATAAGATGTCAGGACTTTTACTGGCCACTGCTACATATTTATCCAATCTTCTTACTAAGAAATCTATTCATAGTAATGATCTAGACATTTTAATAAAAAAGGTACACGAATACTCAGGATTAGATCCAGATGGTTTCTTTGCATTTATTACAAACATAAACGTTTTCAAAAACAAGCTTAATGAAGATCCTGAATTTGCAGGAAAGTTTCTTTATATAGCACTTTCGAGTTTAGAGAATATTGGGATAATGACCGAATTTCAGGAAGATATACAGCACCTTGTATTGCAGATAGGTTATTATGCCGAAAAGATGTTAATGGATGCATCTATTAACAAAAACACTGCGTTTCATCCTAAATACTTAAACAGCAGACTATAGTAGAACCAAATGATTTCCCGTTCTGGTCGCCGTATTAAGAAACCTGAGATTTACTCTCCCGAAGAAGAACTCATAGATGATTATGACGAGGATGATTATGATGAGGATGATGATAACAGTGACATCGACACTGACGATGAGATTGGTTCCGAAGACGACTACGAAGATGATGAAGAAGATGCAGATGAAGATGGAAACTTAAAGGACTTCGTAGTCGGCGATGACGAGGAGGATGAAGATTATGAATCTTCCGACGAGGAAGAGGAGTATAGTGAGTAAATTTCCACTTAAAAAAATGAAAAACAATTATAGAAATGGAAGCAGACATCGGCAATCCCATAGATTTTAACAAAGATGAGCATATTCAGGATCAAGAACCGGAACAGGATCATGATTACTATCAACAAGCTCCATCCCCTATGATGATGATGCCTCCTCCTCCCATGTATCAATCTCAGCAACCAAAGGTTGATTTTTTTGCAAACATTGATAAAACGACATGGATCGTAGGATTTGTTGTATTTTTACTAGGGTTCTTTATGGGGAAAACTATGCAGCCAGTGATACTCAGGCCTGGCTAATTGGATATCCATATATCCACTCCTTCTCACTCCAGGGAAAATTACCAACGAATTCACCAGTTGAACCCCTTTTTCGTTCAGTAAAATACGCACGACTTGTGACCACAGGGTCCTTAAGTTGTGCGGCTAAAACTTCCGAAGCTGTATTCATCTTCTTTTTGACAATCTCAGGTGATGTGAAAAAGAAGTACGCTACAAAAAATACGATGAGGAGTGTGATGATATTAATCAACACACTGAACATTCTTACTAGGTATAGACATTTTTATATTATTCCTTGACAGTCTCGAGGTTCTCGTCAGCCGCTTTTGCGTCAGCTGCTTTCGCGTCGGCCTCACGCTTCGCCTGCCTCTCCTTCATCTCTTCAGCTACGATTTCATCGGCCTTCTTTACGAGATCTTCCATGGGAGTATCGGGGTTCTCCTTCTGTAGACGCTCGAGTACCTCCGCTGGATGACTGATAGGAGCTTCATCTGGCTTGTTGTAAAACTTAGAGTTCTCATCACCAGGCTTGAAGTGACTCTTCCCCTCAATCATGTCACGCTTACGCTCCTCAAACATCTTGACGGCTGCAGCTTGGTTCTCCTTGTAGCCTTGCATAAGCTCCTCAAGCTTCTCGTTCGTGTAGTGAACGTCCTCAATCTTCGCAGGATCAGGAGGAATCAGAAGCCACTTGTACATATCGACGACGTAGATATCAAAAGTCGCATCCTCCTTCTGGAGACGCTTGGCATGGCTCTCAGCCTCTGGGCGAGTGTTGAAGCAACCCCTGATCTTAATACCAAACTGTGAATTCTTCTGTGGGCATTCGGGACCAACGATAGAGAGACACGCGTAAATCTGACCGGGAACGGTAGTATAATCTTGTTCAAGAGAACCCATTATATTGATACTATACACGAAAACTTTAAGTTCTTTGTAACCTAAGTTATTTAAGCTTTTGTTTCGTTATGATGATATGGAAGATATACGAAAAGCTCATAACACTTTCAAGAAAGATCTTATCCAAAAAGCAACTGTTAACGGAGATCTTATACTTGATGTTGGGTGTGGTTGTGGGGGTGATCTTCAAAAATGGCGTCATGCGGGGGCTAATATAAGTATGTGTGACCCAGATGAAAAGTCCCTGGAAGAAGCAAAATCTAGAGCAAAGAATTTGAAGATCCGTGTGAACTTTTATCATGGTGATATCTTCAATTGTCCTAACAGAAGATACGACGTGGTATGTTTCAACTTTTCTTTACACTATATATTTGCGTCGGAGAAACTGTTCAAGGATTCGATACGAGAAATCAAGAAAAGAATGAAACCTGGTGGAAAACTCATAGGGATTATTCCGGATTCTGAAAAGATTATCATGAGGACACCGCTACAAGATGAGATGGGTAATTTTTTCAAATTGAAGGAACATGGTAACGGGGGCTTTGGTGAAAAACTTTTTGTACATCTCACTGATACACCATATTATTCAGATGGTCCAAAAGCTGAACCTGTTGCGTATCGAGATCATCTTATTCATGAACTAGAGTCAACTGGGTTTAGTCTAACTCTATGGGAAAACTTATCAGGAAGTCACATCTCAGAGTTGTACAGTAAATTTATGTTTGTATATAGAAAATGATAGCAGTGGTTTTATTGCTTATCATAAATGTATACCTATACATGACTACAACTGAACCCATGAAGTTGAAGTTGGTCAAAGAGAGGTACAAGACTCTACGCGAAAATGTAGAAGGTACAGAATTCGAAAAACTGAAACATCCGATACCCATAACAGCTCATCATAGGTTGAAGGGTACGGTTGGTTACAATCTCAATAAGGGTGCGGAGATTGGGTTGTGTATAGATGGTGAGGTGAATGAAATCTTTCATGTATTGATACATGAACTTGCACATTCTTTAGTCAATGAATTTGATCATTCCAAAAAATATTGGGAAACCTACAACAGACTAAAGGATCACTGTATACGTTTAAACATTTATGAATCCATTCCAACCGAAACACCTTTCTGTGGTATGCATGTCCAGGATAAATAATCTATGTATACACCAAATGAAAACACCGGTGTCAACAGTTTTCACCGCGGTGTTCATGTGGATAATCGTCTATGCGATAACGATGGTTCCTATATACACCAGGAACTATCATGCGAACTTAGCTCTGATGACAATTGTTATACCAAACATGCTTAGATTAATTGTTGGTCAAGTTCCTCAGTTAGCTGTCGATAAGGGTTTCTTCTTCTCTTCGACTATCATCGCTTTCATTCTTGTAGAAGGTCTGTCTCGTCTCGTTAAAACATTAAAGGGGCAAATCAAAGATTATGGGAAGGATAGAAGGAAGAGCTTGGAAGTGAGTCTCTTATTTCTAGCCGCGTTCATAATTGGAGCGTGTATTACGTATTTCATGGGTGTAGACAAATCGATCTACAGCAATATGGGTTGGGAACAAGTTCCTTAAGCCTTAAGAACATACGTCTGACTAATATGGAACAGAATAGCTGCAATAAGACCAGTGGCACCAAGGCCAATAAGGCTTCGACGACCAGCGTCGTTCAGAAACTGAGGAATCATTGTAGCGAGCTTCTCTTGTACAGGTGTGCTAATCGCCGCGGCTGTACAAGCAGAAACAAGAAGAGCCTGTAACTGTTGATCAGTGAGATTAAAAGGGTTCTTGGACTCGGGGGACTTTGTAGGAGTTTCATTCATGGCAGGTTGAGGAGAGGCAGCCATCATCTGCATCTGCATAGGAACCTGAGAAGGCATCTGAGAGGCCATGGTAGGGGGTGCCATCATTTGAGCCTCCATAGGGTCGGGCTGTCCCATTAATTCGGAAATAGGTGTAGAGTCCATAGTAACTTTATTTTCACTGACATTTTTTTCTTCATTATTCTGCGTAATAAAAGACGTCGATGGATTAAGCTGAACCATACCGGCGTCGGAATTGTCAGATAAATTCATAGTACGGATGTCCGTCATTTAGTATTGATCTATGTTTTTTAGTAATAGATAAACACGCAGCCTGGTTATTTCTTCTTTGTAATGGTTAACGCAGTTTTCTTTGTGGCTTTTTTTGCATCAGCTTCTTGTTGAGACAGGTATTTGGGATTATACATTTTCCTATGAGCTGCCCACAACTCTGGACCACCGACTCTAAAATTTTTTCGAAGTGTTGCTTTATACCAAAATACACAATCTTGAATACGATTACTCTTGACTGTGTTGTCTAACACAAGGCATTCATAATTCTCGGTACAAGCGTCCATGACCTTACTAAACATATCATAGGTAGGAAAAATCCCAAAAAAAGATTTGTAAAGCTTCTCTCTATTTTGTATGATATTCTCTCGCAAAATAAAGACGTAATCCACGTTAGCACGAAGTGCTGGGGGTAAATCCATTACGTACTGCATCGTGAGCATAAAGAATATCTTCCAGTGTCTACCATTCATAAAACACTGACGTATACAGGTATCTTTAAGGAATTTTGAGTCATACATACAGTCATCTAGTAACATAAAAGCACCACAATTGGTTTTACCAGCACCTACAAGTTTACGTTGTCTAGCCATCACCCTCTCTATAGCCTCTCTGTCGTAGTCGCCATAAACGAACAGGTCTGGAATAAATTCGGAATAGAAATGGTTCCCTTCTTCTGTACCACTGAGAACTATACCCGCAGGAAGATGCTTTTTATGATACATGATGTCTTTTACGAGAGTTGATTTACCTGTATTACGTTTTCCTATAAATACACACACGCGATCATCCGACATAGTCGCAGGATTGAACTTCTTCAACTGAAGATTCATCTACATTAGTGTCCCGTTTTATTTGAGAATATTTTACTCACACATATTAGATATGTCCGGAGCTGTAAAACTTGCAGTGACGGGTGTTCAGGATCAGTGGCTTACAGGTGATCCTGAATTTTCCTATTTCCTGACAACGTTCAAGCGACATACAAAGTTTGCTTTAGAGCAAATTGAAACACCGTTTGATGGTACCGTTGGGTATGGTGAAGAGTTACGCTGTAAAATTCCACAAAACAAGGGTGATTTGGTAAAGAGTATGACTGTAAAGTTTTTACTGACCGCCCCCACTGACGGACAAGGAAACAAATTAAATTTCAAACCGTCATTTTGTACCGACCTGATAGAAACTGCCGACCTATACATAGGTGGACAATTAATTCAGCGTCTTACGGGTGAATATATGTATATGCACCAACAATTATACAATACGATCGACGATATAGAACAAACTCTTTATTTTCTGAATGGTCATGGAAGTCAGGTATTTGATTTCACAGGTGAACACACCTTTTTCATAGATCTCCCATTTTATTTTAACCGTGCAACTTCTCTTGCTATACCGACATCTGCATTATCTAAACAGCAGGTGGAAATAGTGTTAAAATTAAGAAACCTCACCGATATTATAAACGGTGCTATACCTTCTTCAGGTGTTGAAGGTAAAATATTAAACATGTCTCTCGACACTGAGTTTGTGTTTGTGAGTGACGAAGAAAGGTTATATTTACAGTCTCTACCTCTTCAATACATGATATCACAAGTACAGGTTTCACAAGTTAACTTTAAACCAAGTGAAACACAAAAAACATTCATGATTAATTTTAGACATCCCGTTAAAGAACTTCTATTCGTAGCAAAAAAAGGTACTGCATATCACAAAATCGAAAATGTCAAACTCGATTTTAACGACATGAATGTATTTGATTGTGACCACATTTTTTTAACATATGAACAACCTTTACTTTACCATATAAACTGTTCGGAAGATGAATCACCATTTGGTGTTTATAGTTTTGCACAATACCCTGAATCACATTACCCAAGTGGTCATGTTAACATGAGTAGAATATTTCATAAACGTATGACTGTTGACATAGAATCTAATGACGCAAATGTAACACTAAAAATCTATGCAATTAATTACAATTTGTTGCATATCGAAAGCGGTCTTGCGGGTTTAAAATTTTAACGGTGTATAGTAGTAATGGCTGGAAGAATTCAGCTTACAACGAGGGGTGTTCAGGACATGTATTTTACTGATAACCCAGATTACTCGTACTTTGTTCAGTTATTTCGAAAACATACAAACTACACTACACAGTTTGTTAAATTGGATATGGATAACTCTGCAGAATTTGGAAAAACTGTCAGTATAACTATACCCAAAGATCAAGGTGATCTTCTTAAGTCAGTGAGCTTAGAAATAGAGTTGGATAAGATTGCGGGTTCTGATGTAACACGTATAGGTTACATTGAGTCAATTGGTCATGGTATAATTGAATACGTCGATATGTACATCGGAGATCAAAAAGTACAGCATATACCAAGTGATTATCTTCAAATTTATTCAGAGCAAAATTACACTCAGTCTAAACAAAAAGCACTCGAAAAATTGATAGGTAAATATCCCGATAGAACATCCGATGTACCAGTATCAAGTGGAGTTATTTTAGGCCACTTAGGACCTGCTACCACAACTAGAAAGTTGTTTGTAGATATACCTTTTTACTTTTATCGTAAACCCGAATTATCTATACCCCTTTGTTCTATGTGCTTTCAAGAAATACGATTCGAAATTAAATTTAGGGAACTAAAAGACTGTCTCGTTAAAACCGATCCACAAGTAGATACATCTCTTGAAACAACTACGTTAGATTTTGATTTAATTTCCAGTGAACAGATGCAATCAACAAACGTTATTGGTGTATCCCGTGATGGAAACACAATCGCTTATATTGTAGGAGGTAATATTGAAATAACGGCAAGGGGGCGTGAGATGCCATTCGGGAGTACATTCACCGGAACCGGTGTAGTATCACCAGGTATGAACATAATTGTGACACCTGGAAATATATACAGATACCAAAATAGTCAATGGGTTGGATACACAGCTCCTTCAATTAGTACCAGTAATACTATACAATTTTCAGATGATGGAAATGTTATATTAGAAGTTGGTGTGGGGTTGTTTATATGGGATGGGTCTAACTATACACACACATCCAATCCATCAATAGTGGCGTTGTCGGGTGATGGTAATTTTTATTGTCTAGAAGGTTCGGGTTTAAAAATTGAAATATTCAACACAAGCACCGGAACTCGTTTAGGAGGTTTTTTCAACAAAGCAGCTAATAGTCCAATATCTCAGGCACATTTATCACACGATGGTACAAAATTATTAGTTGTGTTAAATAACAACATTACGTATATATACAGTTATACAACTGACTGGTTTAGATATGGCCAAAACATTACATTGTTTGAGTCTGGATTAATAACATTTTCGAAGGATGGGAACAGCTTTTTTGTGTATAACGTAAATGAGGAGTACGACCATGGTTCAACAACTAAATATGGTGTTGGTCGTGTATATGTTTATGATACAACCACAACACAGTGGACAGAAGTCCATAGATATAAAGGTGATGGTGGGACGTTTGCTTCAATGAGTGACGATAAATTAAAATTACACATCACCAGATCTACTGGGACAGATGTAATTAACCTCAAAGAATTAACTCGTTCAGTCGAAGGGTATGACGAGGTTGTTGTAAAAAGTGTTGAAAATATAGTCGACGCTGGAAGTAATGTGTATGGTGCAGGTTATCAGAGTTTAGTAGCTC